CGACGCGCTGCAACGTCAATTCTTGTGGCTATACACTGGCCCACAACCAGTATTGATTAAGTCAATAAAACTGCGACTATACACCGCTTCGCAAACGGCACTGTTAAGGTAGTGAACCTCTACACCAAAATAGGTGGACCTAACTTGGGGGATCAAAATCATACAACGTTGTTACACCTCGAAACCACAACAAATTGAAATCTTCACCAGCGGCAAGATAGAGCTTGTAATTCATGTTCCGCGTTCCTGCGGAAGCACCAAACTGCTCAAAATCGCACACTAGTACATGATTCTCAAAATCGGTTGTAGCAGTCGTAGTCATCGTAGTTGGATGAAACTTCCGCCAAGATGCATGTGGGACTTCAACTTGCAACATTCGTTGTTGCATCGAACTATCGACAACCGCACCATTTGGGGTATAATCAGTCGTCCGATACAACAAATTAGGGTTATTCGTGTTGGTCGAATTAAAGAATGGAAACAAACGATACCACCCTCGCGCCACGGTAAACGTATTCAAAGCGCCAGTGTTCATCCCGGAGAAGCCTGCTCGCACACTCCCACGCCAAAAAGTGTAGGACTGCGTAACAAACGCTATAGGCGTCAACGGAATCGTCTTGCGAGTGTTAGTAAGTGTGCCATCCCAACCACTTATTGTATACCCAGGCCCATAAGCAACTGGAGTAACTGCGTTGTGAACTCGGATTTGCACAAAATCACCAGCAGCAGCAACCTGGCTGTAATTTAAACACCGCACAAATGCATACCGCTTAAGCAACTTCCGAAAACTACAAGTCACATCACTGGTCACTTGGCCAACAACTGTGCGTTCTCGCTTCGGTACCAATGCTGGAACCACATCTGGTTTAAAAACATCTTCATCTTCAACACCACCAGATTGCAACTCCAATGGCTCTTCCTCACTCACTGGCTCAAGAGCTAACGCAACTGTGGGAGCTGTAGGATACAAACTAAACGACTCAATCATCTGTCCAGTCGGCTCGAACACCTCAATGTCAGGCATGCTCACCCAAGCATGCACGTTAATTGCTGTTGTGGATGTTACATTGGAGACCAACTCATTTAAAACATAAACACTCAACACACCATTGTTGTACAAAGTGGCGTTTATAGGTGTAGTTTTGACTTGATAGTCAGTCTTCAAGCCAGCATCATCCTTACATGTCAACGCAACAGCACCTTGGGAACACCAACCAATATCAAACTGAAAATCACGTGTCTCAGAGATATCTACAATCATACTCTTAACCACGTGTTCCTCTGTCAATGTTGGAGTGAGTGCTGCATCCCACACAATTAACAAACGTCCACGATGAAACACATTAGCAGCAATTTGCAAACGAACGCGCAAAGACCCCCGCCAATACTTAAAGTTGGCAGCAACCAACCCCATAGGAGTCAATTGTGTAGCCACAGCATTAGTCAAAGGTCTAGTACCACGCCAATTCAACAATGGGGAAACTGGCATAGAAAAGAGCAATGAATTCTTTGTGACCGCTGCATCCCAACTAGCTGTATATATCAGACTGGGTATTTTTGCAATGTTCTTGAACTCCATCATATCTTCACCGCCAAACCCCACACTCTCTAAATCTACAGGCATCTGCTGATTCGGAGAAGTGCCAAGATGGTATCCTACATCTAAACCATCATGGGTACAGATGTCAGGCGCGGCTTCAACGGTTCGTTGTGTTGGATGCTGGCTAAGGGGTTTAGAAAACCCAAACGCAAAAGCAACATCAGCACCCAACTTGGCTGCCATCTGCGCCGCTGTCATCCATTTACCAACAACAGGCACAGACCTCGCTGCACCAGCAGCTTTGGCTATGACACCAAGTGTTTGACTCAATGAACCCTTCTCTTGTTCTGCACCAGCCTGTGCTGACAGACCACTCATATTAACCTGTGTAGGACCACTGAGCATTACATTCTCGCACCAAGCATATATTGTCCAATTCAAAGCCTTTGTAGAAGACAACTGACGCAATGGCGCAAGTGAAACAAGCCACAGCTGACCCCAATTGGCAAAGGCGTTAGTGGTCAAATCTGCAACTTCTGTCAGTGAATGAAGTGGAATAGTCAACTCTCCTCCAGTACTCGTCGTGGGATTTATCATCACATGAGGCCTCTGTGAAGCCTTCATCAAATCACCATAAAACGTATAATCTGTAAGATGTTGTGGCTCTGATGTGACAGCAAATGAAGGGTTGGGATTAGGCCAATACGACATCATAGCAGCCCCCCACGACATGGGGTTGCCACTAATAACAATCTTGACATGCAACTCTCCAGTGAAATGCCGAAAGTTATTCAACCTATTACTAATTCGAGCATTATTCGCCCAATTCGCCCACGGGTTGAACCGGGTGTCCAAGACTCCATCAACATTCCAATTACCAGCTGCAACCCTAACAGGTCGACGAAAGAAGTGCTTCAAACTCATATCATCATCATAAAGCTCTTCCAGAGCAGGTGTTGGAACCGAATTCACACCAGCAGTATCAACTGGAGACTCGACGAATGTGGTCGTTGGTGTCTCATGAATCTCACTTGCTTGTAAATTCAACGGGGCATCCACCCCTTGTGCCAAACAGGGCACCACTGTACAAAGGTCTGGTTTTGACTTCGAGTCCAGACTTGAACTCCTTGTATTTACATTGTTAAGAATTTATACAAATAAAAAGCTTCTTAGGCTATATTACAGGTTCCTTTTAACATAGTGCTTGGGAGTTAGGAAAACAACTCTTACACACCAACCTCATTACCAACCTAAGCCTGCCCAGCAGGCAGCCTCATGGGGCTAGGGAGGTTGTCCATAGCACAGATAGCTTCAAGAACGAGTACTTCTTTGTATAGGTTCATCAAGCGTGGAAACACGCAGTGACTGCCCAATTCGAACTCAAGTTCATCAAGCTCCCGTGAAATAACGGTGGATATTGGAATATTAGCACGACACGTCGTTCCATTCACGGACCGATGTATCTTATCTATCCTACCACCGTTGTACACTCGTGTCTGCCACCAATCACTCTCTATATAGTCATACAAATCACCCATTCGCGTGAGTATCATCGTCGCTGTACAGTTTGTCACAGGGCCAAACACAAAAGTGTCACCAAACCAAACTGGTTCGTCTGGCTTGCTCAGTACGTCGGCCAACGCACTGAGCATATGGAATGCCCGTATAGGGGCCCGAGGCCCATAATACTTGCAATCCATAGCGTTGTTGTACGCATACAACAGTGGCACTATGAGAGTCATATTTTTGGGAGCATCCATCTCCTCATACTGATCCTCAGTGCACCACTTAATGTACTCCTCCAAAAAGGAGTACGTCTTCGGCAAGATACAATTAGTCATTGACACATCAATCATCACAACATAATCGCCAATGTGAATCGTGTCTTGCTCGAACATCCCACCGAAGTCCTCAACCTCCATGGGAGTATTAGTCACCGCAATTTTAGCACAAGCACGTGCAGTCGATCTTACAACGAGTTCATGTTTAAGACGCTCATCTTCAACCCTGAGCATGGCTTCTTTAGCATCATTTAATGTATTTACAACAGTCTGCATCGAAGCAACTTGCTCAGGTCCCACGCCAGGAAATTGGCCTGGATTTGCTAATATTGGCGTCACTGCATCGAGGTTGGCATCAAGGAGTCGCACGACAGCCTTAAAACTCTGACCTGGAAATTCCGCATATTGCGGTGGGGGAGTGATATACTCAGACTTGTCATTTGACAAGATATCGGGTAAGATAAAAACCTCTCCCGATTGTCTATCAAGTGGTTCATCATCCACCACACGCAAAACTTGGTCGTAAGTGCACCACGTGCTGAGAAATCCATTACAGATCTCTTCCTTGGTAACAGGTATGAAGTAGTCTTTCACACGGTGCCCCTCAAAATCAACAGCTTCCTCAGCAATAGCTTTGATCTTGGGAAGTGCCTCATCATACTTCTCCTCTCCATGCCAATAAAACTCACGCAATGCATTGTTCAAATTTCCCGCGCAAATCTCAGCCAAACTCTCTTTCTGTCCTTTCTTTGGTTTCTTTGCCATCGTCAGAGACTTGAAAATTGAAGCCTCTTCAAGGGCGCCAACATACTCTCCCAACTGGGGATGTTTGCCAAAGGTCCGTTTTAGAAAAGTGCATTCACTCAGTGGTTTGTACTGAACTGTATGGGCCTCCTTATGTGCATTAGTGAAGTCAATGCCAATCTTAGACAACTCATGACTCAGCGTTGCCATTCCAAACTCAATTTCGAGAGCTTGCATAGCAGGCACCGCAAAATTCATCACAAGGTCGTCTCCATATGTCAAATTGGAAACCACCTCATGATAAAGTGGTAGGTGCGGAATGTCGAAATTGGCGGCATAGTAACAGTAACGAGTAATGATGGCATTTTTCCCAGAATTCCATTCAACTGTTCCAGACACTCCAGACGGACTCTGTGAAAGTCCTGTAAAGAGCAATCCATCCATCTCGAAGATAGGATACAGAAATTCTGTTGCCACGCCATCAAAAAGAGACAAAATCTCCTCATCATAACCACATTCGGCCAGAATCCAACGCCACACATCTGCGACGGCTTTGCCAAAAGCAGGATCAACTGTCTGATCAAATGCAGCATAGTCACCATCACCACAAGTCTCAGGGCCAAATCGAGATAAATACTCAACCATAAAGGCCCAATCGCGACCGGTGGCATTGACTCCAACAGCGCACTCAAACACAGTTGGAAAACACTTCATGACATTGAACTTTGCAAGCATAATCATACGAGTTGCGATCACATAGTGCAGCGGGGCACCAGCAAATACTCTGATCTTCTTGGCATCTAACTTCTTCTTAGTCACTGGTTCATCCTTCAGATTACATCGGAAGATGATGTTGTGACGAAAGCCATCAGCCCAAGATTGGAGCATTTCATCAACTTGCGCCTCAACATCAAGAAGATCCTTGTCAAAGTTTAGCTCGTACACAAAACGAGTCTCTCCTCCGACCTCAACTTTCTTGACAAATCTAACTGTGTCAAGACCAAGTTCTTCTGCAAGATCACACTTTGCAAGCAACTTCCACTTGGGACAATTCAATGGCCATCCCACCGAACTCGTTGGATTGACGGGTTCAAATCCTTTCTCCTGTGGTACTCCGTTAAGAGCATCATAAAAAGTAATGGTATGAACATAGTCACGAATTTTAGGTAAATGGGGTCTGATTTTATCCTTGAAGTCAAGCTTTGCTTTGTTAATCAACCGCGGGTTCACAATCTTTTTGTCATCGGTGACAGACCCTCGTGTCAAGAATTTGTGAAATGAAGGTCGAGTTGCCTCTCGCTGTGGTGCATAATGCTGTCGTTCAACTCCAAACTCCCTTTCTACAAGGGCAGCCATGGGGGAGACGATAACATCACTCCTGAATTTGCTTAAGGGCTGATCATGTTGTCCAAACACTTGGATGCTAGTTTCCTCGCTCTCCACAAAATGAATAGCATTTTTTGGATGCACCTCACTTGTGTAGTTAATGGCACGCCCCATAACTTCATCAGGGAGTGGCGCAGATTCTTTAACCTGCACACCGCCAAAATAGTCCCTAGCTTCCTTAAAGAAGTCACAATCCAGCAATACTGCTGCACATCTTTTAGTGTCCGATTTGCCAGCGATGTGCATCCCAACTATTGTAGGATTACGACTGGCTAACACGACAAGAGATCCGCACATACCATAGTGATTATCGGAAGTATAAGACAACAAATATTGTTCGCCGCCACCATTGATCGGGACCATGCCGACTTTCTCCGCCTTCGTCACCACTTTGTACCTTGAAGGCGCAACCCAGTCTTGCGACTCTAGAGCCTGCGACTTATGGTTGTGGTAAATGAACAACGGAGAACCTTGATCTATTTCAAAATCAGGTCCTGGCATGTACTTAGCGAGATTGATGTTATCACCCATTTGTGGCACATACATCACAACCAAATCCTTGGTTGGATGTCGTAACAAAGAGGCTGCATTCATCATGACTACAACATTCTTTGTGCCAACTCCAGGTGAGATCCTAAATCGCACTCGCACACTTTCTCCGGGAGGAAAAAGATGACCAACAGTAGCCCAACAACAGCTACCAACAGGGTAAGCATTAGCCCAACTGACAGTGCCAACACCCTCTCGGGTGACTTCATCAATAACTTGCGTTTCGATGTGGTATATGGCACAGTCAAGCCTCCGCTCAAAAGCCTCCAGAGTTGTTGAGACACTACCCTTAGGCCAATTCAGCCTGTTAGTAAAAACACGCTGATAGACATTCTGTTTAGCGACAATGGAGTGTGGCTCCTTCGCTGCTCTTTCAATGCGAGCAAGGACGCCACTCTCTTGATCAATCCCATCACGTCTGAACAAAGTGTATCCAGCGACACCAATGCAAGCTATCACGCCAAGTGCTGCTACATATGGGTTTCGCTGAACCAACTCTTTTGTTTGTTTGGCCAGCTCGGCTAAACTCTCAATGCCCAAACTCGCAATGTGAGCAATTCGTGCTTTGGGGTTATGCCGATCTTCGGGGATGTCTTTTCTAGGAGTTATCTCTGAGGACTCTAGTTCGAATCGTTCATAAGGATCCATGAAAAACACTTCCAACTCTGGTAGGTTGCTCACCCCTCCCGCTTGCTTGTCTAGTGGCACAAACTTATCGTCTGGTGCCACCTGACACTTCTTGCAAGGTAGAGTGAACAGGGGGTGGAACTTGCAATGCTCCTTCTTGTGAAGTTCATCGGAAGCCTCCACAATCTTCTTCTGGAAAGCGAAAAATTCAGGAGTCTCCGCTTCCAAATAGTCCAGCAACTCAACAATTGACACAGACTCTGGCTTTTCAATAGTTCCGAAGACGGGCTTCAAAAACCACTTATCAGCTGTAAAGTCATCTTCCGAACTAATGACAACTACTGTGTACAATTTAAAATTCCATGCATCGGGTTGGCTATCTCCCGCAAACTTGCGGTGCAAGCCACCATTTGGTCCAGCTGCACCCTCTTTCAAGGACACATCCAAGACCAAATCAAACCGACGCATGACTGAAGCAGGGTTAACAGAGTAATACCCAGCATGAATATCCCGCGTGTTGGTCGTTAAACCAACAATTTTACAGCGAATATCATTTTTGCCTTTCTTATCTGCTTCTGCATTCAGTGCTGAACAATGAGTGTTGTTGATGAATTGAATCACCAATGAAATGGGGTCATTGTCGTTAACCTCTGGCTTCGAATTACCCACATCATCAAACAGCACATACTGGTGCTGTGATCTGAATTCAGACTGGTACTTGTCATTCCCATTCAAAGTACATCTGTATTCTTTCCCTTCTGGAATTCCATTTGCTGCGCAAATAGCATGCGCAACAATTCCAGACGCAGTGCTTTTCCCAACACTGGTACTTCCGCGCATGAAAAATCCATAGGGCTTTTCCCTCAAGCCTTTATCATGCCATGTCGCAGTGTAATCAGAACTGACCTTATCCAAACGGATCAATCTGGCTAGAACCTCTTTCCTGCGAACATCATCCTTGGGCAATTTCGCAGCATAAACCTTATGAGCCTCCCACGTTGTATTCAAATACGTGTAGATCTCAGCTTCCGATGCGAGCCCGTAATGCTCTTTGACATACTCCATCTGTCCCGCAATGGACCTATTTACCATGTCCAACGTAGCCCTATAAGCCTCATCCAACTTGGCAGTGTCCGAGTCAGTCAACATCAATGACCAATCCTTCCTCTCAATCGCAGGAAGAACACTATCTGCAATCCAATCCATAGTCCTGAAAATAAATTCAAGAACTGTGCCACGCTTTGAAGCACTAGCCGGATTGAATGGAAGTGACTTGTAGATATCATTCATCAAGCCATCTTCCAACTTGTCAGGTGCAATACCACACATGACTGCAATAGTCAATAATGATCCAACACCAACTCCAAGTGGTCCTGCAGTCACTGTCTTCCAGTTATTTGAGAACCATTGTCCACTCTGCAAGTGCAGTCCCTCATCTTCAACAACCAAAGCTGCTGTAGTATCCACACATGCTTTAACCCATCTCATCAGCATACCATACACTGATTGATTTGGTGCCCACGTTTTAAGGTAAAGCACAAAAAGGGGTAGCATGTCGTGAACACGAGAAACCGTACTCAAAGAGTACACAAAGACCAGTAACGCCTCAAAACGAGACACAAGGGTCTCTGTAAAAGTGTCATCCGCATGCATAACCAATGCACGCCTTGCGGAGGCCACAGTGCTGTCAATAATGCGTAGCGCATTTGCGACATCCGACACGTTCCCTACGAACGCTCCTGCATTATCTAAGGCTTCTTGGTAAAAACCAAATTGCCTGTCCAAGGCTTCCGAATATCCAATGTCCAACACAGAACTTCCTTCAACACTAGTGTTTACTTTACACTTGCACGGTTTAGCCTTTACCGAGTGTTTCCTTGTGCGCTTAAGGTTGGTAGCCTTAAGCGCGTTTCCTTTCTTGTTGCAATCTCCATACTTCTTCTGTAAATCCGAATTCATGTTGAATGTTTAAAAGAAAGGATAAATGACGCTTGCTTTGCTAGAATAAGAATACCACCCAAACTGCTAGAATGGGGCCTTTTCTCACGACTCTAACCTGTTACCAACAGGGTCGAACGTTGTAACGCTGAATAGGTATTGGAGGGGTTGCAACACCCAGCGTGCTAGGACACGCGAACCTACTACTTACATCGCTTATGTATTCCAAGTTCTAAATGGAGGTGGTCACTCTCTGCAGGGTTACCATTTAGAAAGTGACACATCATCTTTTCAAATCTGTGTCCAGAGCTCAATCTAACATACGTACTATTTCTTCCGTCATGCTCAATATTGCAGTTAATTACAGCACTGGCTTGCATATTAACGCATCTATTGCCCTGAACTACTCTTGTATTCACATAATCTCCTCACATTGTAACGATCACTATACACACCAACGCTATGGTGTACTAGAATCAAGATACATGCTACTAAATTATGGTCAAAACGAGAGTTTTTCAGCTCTACTTCAATGACATATCCACTCTAATACAATAAGAGTGGTATTTGCGGTTTCTGATTACCTAAAAGGTCACGGAATTGATCAGGTGTCAACTGATCTCACCGTCGTTTCGTTTCGTTAGTGACAAATTTGTTGCTAACTAGCCAAAGAAAACCGCTGGCTTCAAAGACCTGGGGGGGGTCTGCCACAATAAATAAAAAATCAAATCGGTACGAAGTAATACACACCGTAACGCCGTTCGTAAAAGACGCACGTGAATGTACAACCTAATACAAATCTATTCCTACTGTCCGAAGCATTCTCGGACATAACCTGCTAAGGGAAATACCCTTAGCAGG